TTATATGTCGCCATCTTGAGGGAGCTTAGGGTAAAGCACAAGTTCGAAGTCATCGAGCCTTTGCCACTTTTCTTTCTTATAAACAGCCTTTTCTAAAACCGACTTTAGGAGGCTGTTTTTCTTTTTCGGATCATCTGTTTTGAAGTACAGATCAAGAACATGCTCTACTTGAGGTATTGTATCTTTCTTCACTTTTTCCTTTTTTATTTCTGTTTTAATTTCTTTCTGTAAGTTTTCCATCATAGAAGTAATTTCATTAATGCGATCGGAAATTACTTTCGAGCGTTCTAAAAACATATCGACAGTATAAACACCACGCTCTAATAAATCATGTAAATTATTTTTTTGTTTTTGAACATCCACTAATTCTTTTTCAAGCTTTCGTAATGCAGCTTCATTCATTTGAATAACTTGTGTTTCTTTCAATTTGTCACCTTGCTTATGTTTTTCAAAATCAGCTTTATAATTGATATACCATTCTTTTAATGCCTCGAGTAAACGCTTCTCAATTAATTCAGTATAGCTTGATTTGTTTTCGCAACCACGGTGCTTACAATCCATAGTTTCTTTTCGATTTTTCGGATAACGTTGGACCATACTATAACCACATTTACTACATTTAATAATGCCAGCTAGTGGATTTTTAATTCCGTTCGTATTGTAAGGAACGTGATATCTTGAATTTAATTTTTCTTGTACTTGCTCGAACAAACTTTCTGGGATAATAGGCTCATGCTTACCATCAGCAATAATCCAATCTGATTTATCTTGACGTGCACAACTTCTTTTTACAGCATCAGGACGTTTTACTTCTTTTCGCTTTTGCCATGTTACTTTTCCGATGTACACATTGTTCTTTAATATATCTAAGATGCTATAAGGATTCCATTCATTCCCTAACTTACTCGTATAGCCAAGATCGTTTAACTTGTTCCTAATTGCACTCGCACCCATATCCTCATTTGCATACCAATCAAATATCATTCTTACAACAGAAGCTTCTTCTGAATTAATCGTCAAAGTACGCTCTCGCTTATTTAAACGATGGATATCATATCCGAATGGTGCATGTGTACCAAGGTAATTTCCAGCCTCTACACTTGCAATACGGCCGCGTTGCATACGACGTGTAATAATCTTTAACTCCTTACGTGCCATAAATGCTTCAAATTCGCTATATTCTTCGTCCCACTCATCATTAAGGTCATAAGTCTTCCTAGGTGTCATAATCTTCGTATTCGAGCGTTTAAACGTCTCTAAAATGATTCCTTGCTCTTTCATACCACCACGACCTAAACGGTCCATATCCATGCAAAGAACAGCATCATATTTGTTATCTTCAATTTCTTCAAGTAGCGCCAACATTTCAGGGCGTTTCACTAAGCTCTCACCAGAAACAATTTCCTCACGGACAGCTAAAATATTTAAGTTCATTTCCTTGGCAATTTTCAACAGGGTAGAGCGATGCTTTGCTAAAGTTTCGCCTTCGCCACGTGCTTCGGCTTCGAGATCGGCTCGAGATTTACGTAGGTAAATTGCGGTTTTCATAGTTAGACCTCCTTGTTAATAGTTATTATACGAATAGGAAGCGGTATAAATTATAAATAGTTGTTAAGATATTTTGTATTAAAAAGAATCTAAAGTTTTTTATTATGTAGTTAGGTATGTTTGTGAAAAAATGGTTTGTAAGTGACTAGCTAACAACTGGTTCTCATAATGTAACAAGCGTTGTCTTGCAATTTGAAATGAAACATTAAAAGTTTTTGCAATGAGATGTATCGATTCCATCCTTGTTTCAGGGAAGTCTAGTGTTCTTAACATAAAAGTCGGAATGCAGAAATGTAACATAAAATTCTTAGCTTTGTTTTCTTGATAGTCTAAAAATAGTTTCGGTATACATAGTTGATTTCCTACATGGAACAGCACATGACAAAGTTCATGACCGAAATCCTCCCATTGATGGTAAGAAGTAATTCTATTGTCAATAATAATACTGGGCAAATTATTTCTACAAATAGAGCGACTTCCAAACGGAGCAAAATGCAACCAGATATTCAGTTTTTGAGAAATAGCTATCATATCAAGTTGTTCAGGAATAAAGATAGATAGAGAATAGTACAATTTTTTAATATAGTCTTCTGTTTGTGTTGTATAGTAGGGCTGTGTTTTATGCATATCATTTCACTCCATCTCGAATTAGAACGTTTGTTCTAATTTTAAACCGAAGTGGTTAATTATGTAAACCCATTTAGAACAGTTCTTTGTAGAATTAAGTTATAATAAGTAAAAGCTAAATTATGAATCATGGATGAAAAAACGTACGTTCTGTTATATAATTAAGCTAATAGAATTATAAAAAGAGGGGGGAGGCATTATGAAAAAGTACATAATTATTGTATTGGTATGGTTAATGACTATTGGATTAATTATCCTCAATTTTATAACCCCACCTTCAAAATCATGGGTTAATTTTTGGACAAATGGAACTATAATATTAGGCTGGATATTATTAGCCGTTCAAACTACTTATAATAATTCAGATATATTTTTTAGGTTTGTAAAAAGAATGAAGTTTCAGTTACAGAATCCAGATTGTGTGTGGAATATGAGAATGTACATGATGACGAATGCATCAGAAAATTCATTAGATGAATTAGATTTAAAATTAGCGCAGATTTATACTACAGATCAATTGAAAATTAGGCAAATCAGTACAGTCAGGAGAGATTATAAATTAGGCGCGATTCGTTTCGAAGTAAACTATAATGAGGATAAGAAACAATTTGTTTTTGATATTCAAGATATGGAAGTAAGTTATCGTGGAAGTAAGCGGATTTTTGATGATAAATTAGACATCCTTATCAATGATTTAAGAAGAGTATTTCAGCCATATAATGAAAGATATTATGTCGGTATTGAATTTAAAGAATTAAACCCATACTTTGGTTTATTCTTAAAGAAAATTGATTCGAAAAATATTGATAGTTTTAATGTTAGTTTTCATATGCAGGATAGCCAAATTAATGTATATAAAAAACAAATTGAGATTAGTAGTGGGAATTATGAGAACTTAAAAAGTACAGCAAAAAGCTACTTAGCTTTATCGCCTAATTAATTAGGTGGTTAAGCAAGTAGCTTTTTATATATGTCTATAGCTATATCTAATTCTGTTTCTATATCTTGGTAGGAATTATATAGAGTAATAGATCCTCTTTTAGAAATTCCTATTGTATGTTCTTGAAGATCTTTTACATATTTCATTTGTACATAAGAGACTTCCCCTTTTTCAATCATTTCTCTTACTCTAGGGTCTCTATCGACATCTTTTCCAAAATATGCAGCAGAATCTAGATTTAAACTATTATATATTTTTAACCACATTCCAGATATTTCAGGTACTTTAGTAATAATTTTAGAAAAGTCTACATTAATTTTAGATAATTTATATATTTTTTGCTCATTTAATGTTTTTATGACTTCTTCAGATGAATCGGTGTTAAGGCGTAAAAATGCCAATTCCTGTTCTAAATTGCAAAATGTATAGAATTTATGAGGCTTTAAATAATAAGCGAATTCTCGTCCGAAAACTCTACCTAATACTTTTTCTTTCGTTTCGTGGTAACAATCAAATGTATGAAAATTTTGTAAATATTCATTGGAATTGGGTGTGAGTTGTGTCCGTGGCTCTCCTTCCAGTAAAGATGTTCCATCAGGTTCTACTAATTGTAATTGATTAGTGGTATTAAATTCTTCAGTATAAAATTTAATTGCCTTGCAAATAAAATAAGATTTGCCCATGATGATTCCCTTCCTTACATACTCAGTTATATATGTTGAGTTTATTTTAAATTTCGCCGAAATATATGAATCTAAGGTAGAATTAACCAATGATGTTGTAAATAAAAACACGCGATAAAGCGTGTAATTACCCTAGCTCATATTAAAATTAGCATTGTTTATCTCCAGGTGTTCGTTTTTTCTCTTTCGATTTAATAAAATCCCAAAAACGTTTTAATTCTTCTTGTTTTTCTGGAGAAGCATCTTGGATGTCTTTGAACCAAAGACCGAGTTCTGGATCATTAAGTGTTTTTTCTAAATCAATATCTATATCTTTTTCTTCTTTTTTTATTAATACGGATTTTTCATTGAGTAGGAAATCTATAGAAACATCAAAAAAGTTTGCAATTTCAAGTAAACGTGATTTTCTCGGCAAACGGTCATCGCTATTTTCATAATGTGTAATAGAAGAACGAGGGATATTTAGTTTGGCTGCTAATTCTTCTTGTGAAAGTCCTTTAGATTCCCTTAGCTCTTTTAATTTATTTGAAAACGACAAATTTATCCCTCCTTAATTATAAATAAAATTTTATCATGTTATGTTCGTAAAAAAAACAGTGCGAAAAACGAACATAGAGTGTTGACAAGTGCGTTTTTAAAACTTATTATATGTTTATGAGGTGCGAAAAACGAACATAAAGTGGTGAGAAAATTGAATAAGATAACAACACTAAGAAAAGAAAAAGGGATAACTCAAAAGAAACTATCGCTAGAGGTTGGAATAACAAGAGCCTATTTATCAAATTTAGAGAATGGAAAACACAAACCATCTTTAGAAGTAGCTTTAAAGATTGCAGAAACATTAGAGAGTACCGTAGAAAAAATTTTTAAATAAAATGTGCGAAAAACGAACAATTATGTATGTTGTTGAAAGTAGGTGAATAAATGAAGGTAACTAACATGGCAGTACCAACAGATCCGTCGCATAAACATATAAAAAGCACTTCAAGAGGTGACACCATGAGCCAACAAGAAGAATATGCAGCGACTTATGAATTTGGAAAAACGAAAGTCCATGTTGTGGCTCCTGAGCCAAAATCGCAAAAAGATATTGATAAACTCCTTCAAGCATATTACAAGGCTGGTTGGGCCATCATCAAAGAAATGCAAGTGAAAGAAAACATTGAGGAATAGTTCCTCTCTTTTTACATGAAAAATAGACAAGTTACATATGTACTAAATTCATTGTAACCATTTGAAAACTAAATATGGAGGCGAACAGATATGGGAACAAGCATATACTGCAATTCAGCAATAGGGGAATTATTACAGAATGCTAGAGAATGTTGTGATAATGTTCAGCTGAAAACGAAGAAAGGACTATCTAAGTACCTTGGCATTACACATGAGCGCTTAACTCGTATTGAATCTGGACTTTCTAAACCAGAATTTGAGCTTGCGATGGATTGGTGTCATGCAACAGGAGCAAAGTTGAATCAACAAGCGATTAAACATATTTATGGTGTGGGTTTACCACCTACAGATCCACGTTTAACTCAAGATGTGAATTTACAATTGATGAACTACATTAAACAGGCTGAAGAGGGGATTGCGGCAGCAAAGGAAATCATGAACTTACAAGTTGCAACAAGGTCATGGAAGTTAGATGAAAAGAAGAAACATGAATACGCAGTTCATGCAAAAGAAATCTTCGATACAATCCAAGCTACTCAGTGTGTAGTACAAGCTCTTGAACAAGTTCATTTTGGCATTATGGAACAAATACAAAGAAGTTGGTTGCAAAAGGCTATGTCAGAGAACGTTATTATTCAATCGGTGGATAGCTTAATGGCTTTAACAAAAATGCTGTAAAGGAGGAAGAAAAATGACAGTAGATTATAAGAAACCTAGCTTAAGAGAATATAAGGAACTAATTCGTTATGATGCAAAGTTAACTGGTGAAATAAAAATAGCTAAAACATTTGGTGATGATAAAAAGTCAGGAGAATTAAAACAAGAGAAAAAGTTAGTGGGAATTCGAATCAAAATTATTGAGGCATCATTTACTTTAAAACATAAGTGGGCAAAAGAAAAAGCTACCGCCTAGACAACAGTAGCTCGCAATAAATTCTACAAAGTAATTATACCATTTTATTCATTATTTGGACAAGCCACTGTGCTTGTCGTTATGACCAGAAAGGGATTATTGTTCCTCCCTTACCTCTACAAAACTCCTTTCTGGTTGTAACGATGCGTACAGCATCAAATTAAATAGAAAGGAGATGTAATTCATGACATATAAAAACGATTCTCTTCATGATCTAGTTCTTACAGGAGATTTTTCATTTGCAAATAAACTTCATAACTGTATGGTGGCATGTATTCATAACATGTTTTATGCAAAATCAGCCGAAGAATCAAATCATTGGGAAGAAGAACTAGAACGATGTATGAAAGAATTTAAAATGCTTCGTGATACAAAAGAAGAACATGAGGCATCGATGAGTTATCGTGTAGTGATTAAAGATTTAAGAGCAAGAGGAGTTAACGCCTCTTTAGTAACACGTAGAAAATAAAAAATCTACCACTTAGCAGAGTGATAGATAAATGGCTTTGGAAAAAATATTTGAATTAATTATATCAAATTAGCGTTCGTATAACAACGGAGTGTGTTGCATGCTTTTAGACAAATCATTACATAGAGTGTTGCTGAATCCTAAGATACTTCAGCAAGCGACATCAGAACAACACCTAATTTACTTAGTAAAACAATATCTCAAAACAAGATACAAGAATTATCGCTTATTACGTGTAGAGGACGGATTTGCGATATGTAAACGGGAGGATGAATAATATGGCAGTTTATAGACCAGTACATGTTTCATTTTGGCAGGATTCATTTGTTTTAGATCTTACACCGGAGGAAAAGTATTTCTACTTATATTTGATGACAAACAGTAAGACGTCTCAATCAGGAATCTATGAGCTTCCACTTCGTATCATTGAAACGGATACAGGGTACAACCGCGAAACTGTTATGAAGCTATTAGAACGTTTTACAGAGTACGGGAAAATTAATTACAACCAAAAAACAAAAGAGTTGTTCTTAATCAACTGGTTAAAATTCAATCCGATTAAAAATGTGAACATTGAAAAGTGTGTATTAAAAGAAATTCAATCTGTGAAGGATCAGGATTTTTTAGTTGATTTCTATGAAACCTGCTTGGAATTAGAAGTGCAACAAGAATTTAAGATTCCAAGAATTAAGGAGTATTTATCAGTGCGTTTGGAGGGGCTTATAAGGGGCTTCCAAGACCCTAGCAAGGAAGAAGAAAAAGAAGAAGAAAAAGAAGAAGAAAAAGAAAAAGAACAACAACAAGAAAAACGCGTAAGCGCGGAAGAAGTTGTTGAGGTTAATCCGATTTCTTTTTACGAACAAAACTTTGGACTGATTACACCTTTTATTGCAGATGGTATTCATGCATGGATAGATGATTTAAATGCAGAGCTTGTTGTAAAAGCTATGGAAATCGCTTTAGAGAAAAATACAAGAAACATGAATTACGTAAATACGATTTTAAGAGATTGGCATCTTAAGGGATTGAAAACAATAATGGACGTTGAGGCAGCTGATAAAGCATTTCGTACTCAGCGATTAACAAAAGCGCAGCAACAGACACAAGCACCTTATCAACAAAAAGGCTTATCGGAATCTACTAAAAACGTAATACAGCAGCAGGAATCATGGGAACAAAACATTCCAACGGATGAAGAACTTGCAGCGCTTAATCAAAAAAGTGGGTGGATGGTTCAATGAGTAACGATATGATTCGTAACACAGAAGCTGAACAAAGTGTTTTAGGTAGCATTATCCAAGAAGGCGATTTAATTAAAGATTGCCAGCTAAAGGAAAAACAGTTTTCTTTACCAACACACCAAGTGATTTTTAAAGCGATGAGAGAGTTAGAGGATGCTGAGGTTCCAATAGACCTTGTCGCTCTCATGGGGAAATTCGATGAAAGCTTTATGAATCAGATTGGCGGAATTGAATTCTTTGTAAACCTGACAGAAGTTGTAACAACAACTAAAAACTTCTCGTATCATGAAGGTTTAGTGATTGAAGCTTGGAAGATGCGACATGCTCAAGAGGTTGCTGGTAATTTATATAATCGTCTTCAGCATGAAAGAGATATGAGCGCTATTAGTACATCGATAGATGAATTAAGCGCCATTGAGGAGACGGGTTATTCAGATGAATTTAACCTAAAGGAAACCCTAGTTGATCTGTATAAGAACATGCAAATTGATGTAGGGGATTTAACCGGTATACCAACTGGTTATGACGACTTAAACAGAATGACCGCAGGATTGCAAGAAGGTGATTTAATTATTATCGGTGCCCGCCCTTCGATGGGGAAAACAGCATTTGTATTAAACATTGCATTCCATGCAGCAAGCGCTCATACAGCAACAGGGGTCTTTTCTCTAGAGATGGGCGAAGAACAGTTACTTAAGCGTATGATCTCAAGTACTGGAAATATAGATGCTACGAAATTAAAGAACCCTAAAAAGCTATGTAATTTAAAGGATTGGGAAAAGATTAGTCAGGCTATGGGCTTGATAAATGATTTACCATTAGAAATTTACGATAAAGCAAATGTAACGATGCAAGAGATTTACGCAAAGACTAGGAAATTAAAGCGTAAGTATCCTGATAAAAAGGTGCTAGTCGCAATTGATTACTTGCAGCTTATTGTAGGTGATTCGAAGCATAGAGGAAACCGCATGCAGGAGATTGGGGAGATTAGTCGCAAGCTAAAACTTATGGCAAGAGAGCTAAACGTATGTGTGGTTGCATTATCGCAGTTAAGTCGTGCTGTTGAAAGTAGACAAGATAAAAGGCCGTTACTCTCAGACCTACGTGAAAATGGTCAAATTGAGCAAGATGCGGACTTAATTGCATTCTTATATCGCGAAGATTATTACGACCGTGAAACAGAAAATAAAAACATAACGGAAATCATTTTAGCGAAACAGAGAAATGGTCCAGTTGGTGTTGTTGAGCTAGCATTCATTAAAGAATTTAGTAAGTTTGTAAATTTAGAGCGGAAGTTCAATCACCAACAGGAGGCTTAATCATGTTGTTACGTCAGAAAGTAGAACGTAGAAAACTAGCAATCATTCGTAAATTATTGGGATTAGGATTAGCTGAAATTAACGGACAAACATTAGATCAACTAACGTTAACGCAGCTTGAAGGAATTTTAATAGCAAGTTTGCAGGTGTTGGAGGGAACAAGCGATGACAAAGCAGCTAACAATCTTTGATGTTGAACCAGTTGTGTCATTTGATCCTAAGAAGGCTCATGTTCATCGGTTAAATTCTAAACTACGTTTTGCTGACGTTGTTGTACAAATACCACGCCAAGCAAAGGCGATTGACGAATTAAAACCAACGACAGCGCCAGATGATCGTTACGAATTATTTGAGGATTACACAATTGGGATTTGGCGTTATAAGCGAGTGGAGGATAAACAGTTTGATTGGGAAGAAGCTGAAGAGATATGTAAGCGAGCAAGGGATAGCAAAGAGCCGATTCCAATACGGCTTCATCTATCGTTGGAACAATCATTTGTTCCGGAGAATGTTGTGCAGTATTTATAAGCAAATAAAAAAGCCGAGAATACTCCCGACTACTTTCGACAAAGTAATTATATCATGGGAGTGGTGAATGTGGTGATTATTAAAGAAGATATTGCAGAAATGAGAGCGGAAATTTCTTTAGCTGAAAATATGGTTTATATTGTGAAAGATGGACAAGTTCGTCAAATAGAGCCTCCGATAAGTGGTCATGGTGAGCAGTCCTTGATATACCAGAATAAAAAAGTAATTCGTATTGAAAAACGAGAATCAGAGTTGATTTAGCCTAGCTTTTATTTTTTCAAACAAGTTGGAAATTAGGGTAATAATAAACTTTGAATTTTGTTCAGGATGAAGACTCAGTGAATAATTAATTAATGAATAAAAGGAGAAATCCCCGCGGGGGCAGGGATTTCGGAGGGGAGAGGTTATTGTCGTACTATGTCGAAATTTGGCGTATTCGACGAATTAATATTATCACGAATTTTCAAGTAATTACGGTATTCGATGTGTCAAAAATGTGTACGAATTTTATATAAAAGTGTTATTTGAATAGAAAAGTAATGCGGAGATAAATAAGACCGCTCCTTTTATCGGAACGGTCGTACAAATAACCTGTGCTGGAGGTCGCATCAAATGGCATAAGATGTTTTCTCTAAACAGCATAGACAAGAATTTTTACGATTATACGTAAACACGGCAGGTAATTGACTAAGTTACCCGCCATGTTTTTAAATGACACGGAGGAGAGAGCTCCGATTTGAAAGAGTGAAGCCGTGGGAAGTCGGCTTAAAGGTAGTGTGTGTAATACAAAAAAGATTATTCGTAAAAAGGAAATGTGTATGAAGGTTTACTTCACAAGGATGGTAGTGTTACAGCGGAAACGCCTTATTATGAAGGGGGTTCAGATTATGTAGATGTAGATTCTATAGAAATAATTTAAATAAAATAGTAAATTTAATAAAAAAAGCAGGCTGCTTTGCTCCCTATGGGAGTTCTCGTTATGTAATTTAGATAAAGATACTAGCTACTAGAAATATAGCTGCTATCAAAATTAGAGAATCAAATAGAATCAAGAACTGGTTTTTCTGTGGTTTTCGAAATTCCTTTATTAAGCTAAAAACTGCACTCATTCCGAAACAAATGTATAACAAAATCATGATTGTTTCTGACATACTTAACACCCCTAATATATTAGTGCTTTCATTATATAACGAAAGTTAAATGTGTGTAAGATTTTAACAAAATCCTTATTTTAAAATGGTTCAGCCCCTTTGGATGCGCTCTAAGGGGCTGAAATCTGAGATTCGAGAACTTCTTGTTTAATAACATGATAACTCTTTAAGGAGTATCGGTGATATTGTAACACATTATCAATTATATTAACAATTTTAATATTTAGATTAAAAGGTAAATAAAATATTTATTAATAAAAGAAACCCCGATTGTCTGCGGGGTTCCTAAGGGTAATCGTCAAGTAATGACGTACTCGACTAATTAACAATATCATGAATTTTTTTGGTAAAAATACTGGTAAATGTGCCCAAATGAATGAGGCAACATTTTGAACAAAAAATGCTATTTTAATAGCAAGGGGGCGGAGTACACCTAAAGGATTACGCCGTTTAAAAAGGTGAATCGCTCATATGTATCGGAACTATACAGGAATGGGCCCAGCACATGGGGATTCCCAATATGAAAAGAGAGCCGGAAGGCTCTCTTTTTTTGTTATAGGGTCCGCTAACAAAACGATAAACTGCAAGTGCATCAATACATTAGAAATTTTGTGAACATGAAGTACAAGGTCCACCAGTAGGTTGGAATACAACATTATCAACAAAAGCTGTTGCTCCTTCCCCACCTGTAGCAATATTTTGGAAAGCAACACATGCTGTAGTTACACCAGCAGGTATACACACAACAAGAGTATAATGTTGGAAGCTAGATTGCGGTTGATTCGCAGCTGGGATAATATTCGGAATATTCGATGGGCCAAGAGTTGCAGGGAGAGGAGGACATCCATGTCCAAGTTCTGGGAAAGATACAGAAGCTATAAGAAATGCACCATCCCTTATATCCGCAGCAAAAGAAAACGTAAAACAACAACCTTCGCCAACATCAACCGATTGATTAATGCTTCCACCTGGTTCAATTGACGCAGCTAAGATACTAAGTGTCCCATTTGAAAGAATACGACCACTATGGGCGTTTGGAAAACCTACTTCTGAAACAGTTCCATTTTGAATCCAACCTGGAACTGCATCACCTGTTACACCTGGCACGTCAAAACCAGGGTTATCAAGAATATTAGTACATGGACAACATGCTACCGCTGTTGGACCCGTTGGGCCTGTTACTCCTGTTGGACCTGTTGGACCTGTTGGACCTGTTGGACCTGTTGGACCTGTTGGACCTGTTGGGCCTGTTACTCCTGTTGGACCCGTTGGGCCTGTTGGGCCTGTTGGACCTGTTGGACCCGTTGGACCAATTTCAGGTGGAGGTAAAGGGGGGCCGAAACATTCGCACGGAATATGAAATTTTTTTTTGAATTTACTCATTTTTACACCATCCTTATCATTCACCCACTTACACTATATAATTTATGAATTAGCTAACACACATGTATAAGGAGAAAGCCTTTAAAAACAAAAAAATAAACCTAAGCCCTTATGTCACCAATATAAACACATTCCATAATATATCAGGAACATGGATTCATCTCAAAAAGTTTTCAATATGTAAAAGGGGTCCGCGTCCTGAGTCAATACCGTTGGACCTGTTGGTAAAGTGAATGGAGGAATAGGTGGGAGTGTTGAACTAATTAAACCTGATTCAACAGCAGCTCCACGTAAAATAATATTTTCTTCATTTATAAATTCACCTCCCATGATTGCTCCTCATAGGAGGTGAATTTATTTGCAAAGTTAAAAAAAGCATACGTAGGCTTATAAATTAAATTTAAATTTTAGTCAGTTACTAAAATATGAGAAAATGATATAATAATACCAATTACACATATAGTCCTACTGGAAGAACCAGCGGACACTGAACTATGAAGAGCATTAGTAATATTGCTCTGTAGTTTGGTGTCCGCTTTTTGTTTTTTATTAACAAAATAGACAAGGAGCGTTTATATATGAATCAATTAACTTTCTTACCTAAAATTGACCGCAAAGCAACACAGGTTCGTTTAGAAGAGATGCTTGAAAATGTTCGTATTTATAGACAGTTCGGGATGATTAGAAATGAGATGAAGGTTACAGCATCTAGCGAAGTAAGATATCACGGTCCAACAAATATAGTGGGAAAACCAGCTGAAGATGTCGCTTTAGCAAATGTTGTTATGAGTGAAAGAGAAGTGAAATTACAACGTTTGTCTTTTCAAATTGATAAGGCATTAAGTCGTTTTAGTAAAAATCAAAGGGATATTATTGTAAAAAGATATTTAGAAGATGAAGAAGTCTTTGATTACATGGTTTATAACGAAATTGGTATGAGTGAGCGTACGTATAGACGAAATAAATCTAATGCTTTTTATAAATTAGCTTTTGCTCTTAGATTAGAAGTATATGAGGCAGAAGAAACTGGAGGTAATGAATAATGAATTTTGTTCAACCAATACGTGATCCAGAGCAAATACAGCAGTTAAAAGAGTATTTTAAGGAAAAGAGCTTACGTAATTATATTCTCTTCATTATGGGTATTAATACAGGCCTCAGAATCTCAGATATTTTGAAATTGAAAGTAGGGGATGTTAAAAGCAGTCATATATCTATGCGGGAAAAGAAAACAGGGAAACAGAAACGAATACAAATTACTGCAGCACTGAAAAGAGAACTTAAATGGTTTATTATAGAAAGAGAAAACAATGAATATTTATTGCAAAGCAGACAAGGTAAGAATCGTCCAATTGGTCGTAGCATGGCATATAAGATATTAAGCGGAGCAGCGGTAGAGTTTGGGTTAGATGAAATAGGAACACATACGTTAAGAAAAACATACGGGTATCACATGTACATGCAAACGAAAAACATAGCATTACTCATGGAGATATTCAATCACTCGTCAGAGAAGGTCACGTTACGTTATATAGGTGTAAACCAAGATGCAATGGATAAAGCAATGACTAGGTTTAAAATCTAATCATTGCTTATTTCTTTTTTTATCTAGGGGTATCGCAGCATTTTGGAAAAAAACAACGCTAAGAGTATGCAAGATTTTATACAGTTCCAGCAACAAACAAGAACCCTAAAACCGCGCTAGGATAGGGATGTATAAAAAAATGCATAGATCCATAGAACAAAAAAAGAGGGTTCCTTGGTGAGCGTACGGTTTCCTCTTTTCATTGCTACCGATAATGATACGTTATGTTAACTAGACGTGTATGAGATATACAATCAAACAAAATTATTTTCCATTTTCATTCTTATTTTGAAATAGATGCACAATCAAAAGTCCACCAGCAAATAAGATTGGAAATCCTACGACTATATATAATCCGTTTTTTGGTATTCCTAATATAATTGCAAAATAACAAAATCAAAAAAAGACCCTACAAGAGGGTCTTTCATCAGCTAATATTAAGCTTTTTGAACATTAGTAGCTTGTGGGCCACGTTGTCCTTGTTCTACTTCAAACGTTACACTTTGTCCTTCGTCTAAAGATTTGAAACCGTCGATTTGGATAGCTGAGAAATGTACGAATACGTCTTCTCCACCTTCACGCTCGATGAATCCAAAACCTTTGTCTGCATTAAACCATTTTACTTTACCTTGTTCCATAATTGTTGCCTCCTAGTGTGGATACCCACACATATGTTACTACCCTTGCCCAAATACCTTAGACGAAAAACAAAATTTATTCTTAATCTCAAATCGAACAAAAATAGGTCTTTCTTAAATTAACATACTTTCTAAAAAACAGCAAATTTCAAAAATAATTCCTTATTGTAATTAGCTACTAATAGTGATTACTGGAGAAAAAGTCACTATGATAGTCATCACAGCAAGAAGTTGCCAAAGGATCTCGACAATATCATTGGTTTGATTCTTTTCAGACATTCAACAACTGATAAAATTAGCTATTTTCGAGTTAAATTTTACTTCTGATAACGATAATTATGTAAATAAGCTGTCCATATGGGCAGCTTATTTTATTTTTCCACATAGCGTAGGTTATTTTGCAAAATGCTGGTGGTATCCCTATACAGTTACTCATAATTTTTGTACTGTGTAACTCAAAAGAGAAAGTTAAATGAAATCAATGGTACCAAGAGATTTCACGATAGGGTCAGTTACACACAATATAAGATATGGGTAAGTGAAGAAAAGGCATAAAAAAGGAGCGTAGTTCGTCAAATAGATGTAATGCTCTATTACTATTAAGTTAAGAAATTCATTGTTTCCGATTAATTGCATCTGTTTATTGTGATTCTTATTGATTTTAAAAAATAAAAAATCGCCTTATTAAAGGCGATTCATCTTGTATTCTTTTGATAAATAAATATCTTTTAAAATTAAATACAATGTTCTACATTAACGTGTTTCTGGATCTTTGTCTTTTTTTCTAAGACCAAATAATCCTAGTAGTCCCAATAAACCAAGCCAAGTCCAATTATTATTTTTATTACGATTATCATTTAAATCATTTGTCGTATTTACATTTCGAGTTCTCACATCATTATTAACTCTATTCATGTTATAGTCATTAACTCTATTCGTGTTATAGTCATTAACTCGAGTTGTAGTATTATTATTGTTAACTCTATTCGTATTATATCCATCGTATTCAGCATGGACGCTTGTACCAAAAACCGTAATAGTTAGTAATAGGGCACCTAAAATAGTTAAAAGTTTTTTCTTCATGGTTTTCCCTCCTTTCGTATTTAGTAATGTCTCCAGTTCCTTTAGACAATATTCGGTTGAAAATATATAAAACCATTTGAATTCAAATTATGATAAATATCTTTAATTTTTATTATTAAAAGTACTTAATAATAATGGATTAAGCTAATTGAAATGTATTTATTCTTTATAAGCATAAATTTTTGGTAACGGTACATTCTATGAGAGGTAATTACTATATTTGGGTAAGGTGTTCCTTATGAGTTATAAGAACTTATTTTCTTTAATCAAGGACATGATTGGGAAAATTTTTTCTATAGTAAGTATTGTTGCTAAAAGTCTAATTTCTTTAAGGAGGAATATTTTTATGGGTATTTTAAGTGGAAATCCACAAAATGAACCAATGCACTACGGAGAAGTCTTTGGGATTTGGAGTTACCTTGCAGCGGCACAAGGCGCAATTGCTGGATATCAAGTTCTTATTAACCACACAGGGGACGAGGATTTAAAGAAATTTTTAGAAAACCTTGTAGAGAATGATATTCAATCAGAAGTTGAAGAATTAAAAAATATATTAAAATTGAATGGTGTTGCATTACCACCAGCACCTCCAGAAAGACCAGTTGCATCTATTGAAACGATTCCTCCTGGTGCTCGTATTAATGATGCGGAAATTGCAGCTAAAGTTTCTATGGATCTTGCTGCTGGGTTAGTAGCATGTAGTCAAGCTATGGGACAATCTCTTCGAGAAGATGTTGGAATGATGTTTGGTCAATTTCATATGAAAAAAGCACAAGCTGGAGCTATATTACTTCGTCTGAATAAGAAAAAAGGTTGGATTATTCCACCCCCATTACATGTTCTACAATCAGATCAAGCATAATAACTAAATGAAAATTCAATCTATTCTTTATAGCTGTTGCAGTGAGGTAGTCTAGGAAAATAAAGGTTATTAACGAATTAAAATAAGTGGCAGAGTCATGACCGCTTTTTGGCAGTATATGTGCCGGTTATTTTGGAATTAGCGTGTTATATTTGTATTGTGAGTAGTGGCGGAAAACATTTCTCACAAAATTCCTGATAAATGAAAATGGATCGTCATGACCGGTGGCGATGGTTGCAGATTGGATGACCAGTTTTTTCTTGATTCCACATTCAATTGCAATTTACGTTGTGTAAACGGAGAAGGGCTTTTGCTCTTCTTCCAGTTACTTAATATTGTGGGAGCGAATGAATGTAACGGTATTAAGTGATTGGAACAAGAATAAATACCGTATTTATATAGTAATAACAAAAGATTTTGACGAAAGGGCAACTGGTGCACGGTTGCTCTTTCATTATGCAAAAATTGCATGAGTAGTGTGAGGATTGAAAGAATAGTATATTATCCTTCTCAATGTACATATTAAGTAAAGTATTTAATATCATACATAAAAGGCGGGGTAATATGAGTGAAAATAAGAAAAATGAAGAATTGAATAAGGTGAAGAAGTATTATTTTAATGAGGATAATCAGCCAGTAGCTGGCATAGAGTTAACCTTGCCGCCTGATATAGGAAGCATGTTAGACCCGAAATCAGATGATGATGAAAGTAGAGAAAGTAATAATGAATAAGTTTAATCTAAGCATCCATTCGGGTGCTTTTTATTTTGGTTAAGGAGTGAGGGTAATTGGATAGCGTTTTAAACGATAGGATTGCTGCACTTGGTCTTATACCCATTGATAAGAAAGCATACATCAAATACCTTAAGCCTAATGAGAAGGCGTACAAGAAGGTTGGGATTGATGTTAATCGATTTAAGTATTATAAACTGTATGAACAGAAGCCAATGTTTTACTCTGTAGAATATCTCATGCAAACACCAATAAAAGATTTATTAGAAAGAGATAGAGGGAATCAAACACGCTGGGTAAAGACAGATGAAAGAATATAAAACCAAACAACAGAAGCGTAAGTTCTATGACAGTAGTGATTGGAAGAGTACACGTGAACAAGTAAAGAAGCGTGACAACTACGAATGCCAGGAATGTAAACGAAACGGTCGAGTACAAACGGATACCAATGAGTACAGTGAGAGTGCAAAGCGTAAGAAGATACAGTTAGTTGTCCATCATAAAAAAGAACTTGAACATCATCCAGAACTTGCATTAGAAATCGACAATCTCGAAACAGTATGTGTGGATTGCCATAATAAAGAACACGGTAGAATATTCAAAAAGAAACAGAACAAATGGGAACACGATGAAAAGTGGTAAAAATGATTCAGTAATAACACCCCCCCTTAAAATATTTCATCAAAAAATGCTCTAAGGGGCACCGGAGGAGGGGGTTAACTGTCAGGTTTTTTTCGAAATTACGCACGTAAGGGGGGGTGGGTTGATGGCTGTTAGTATTGTGAGGTTAAAAGAACAGCTCATGAATAGTATTGATATTGCAGATTTAGTCGAAGTTGAAAAAGTAGAAAGATATATTGATCTGGTCAAAGCATTTAGAAAAATAAATAAAACCATTAATAAAGAAGGCGAGTCTGTAACAGTAAAAAACGGTTCTCAAGTTTTTGTTAAAGCCCACCCTCTGATAAGTGAGAGGAATAAAATTAACAGTTCTTTAATTGCTTTAGGAAGAGATATAAAATTTGTTCCTAAAGTTGGTGCTTCTAATACGGGATACAGTCCAAGTGATTTGATATGATCAGGAAAAAGTATGTAGATGAATACATTGAGCTCTATAGAAGTGGGAAAATAAAGTTCAACAAAGAAAGAGAACTATTAATTGACTATCTAGATAAATACGTTTTGAACAGAGACGATTTGTATTTTGATGATGAAATGATTGAGAAGTGTATCCGCTTTGGAGAGAAATGGTACTTCCCATTACAATCATTTCAAAAATTCTTAATAGCATTTGTCTTTTTATTTTACAAGAAAAATGGCCGTGTATTTTATCGTAAATTCTTGTGGATGCTTGGACGTGGTGGCGGTAAAAATGGATTAATATCAGTCATCATTCACTTTTTAATTAGTGAAATGCATGGTATCCCAGAGTATAACATTTCCGTGGTTGCAAACAGTGAAGAACAAGCAAAAACAAGTCCTGATGAAGTTCATAAATGCGTTAAACGAAATGAAATATTACAGCGAGCATTTAAAACAACATTAACTCAAACTGTTTCTAAAGCTACAGGAAGCGTATTGAAGTTTAGAACATCAAACGGAGATACAAAAGATGGCTTGCGAGATGGTGCGGTTGTATTTGATGAAATACATCAATATGAAAGTAATAAAGACGTCCGCGTCCACATCAGCGGCTTAGGGAAAAAGAAAAACCCACGCGAGTTTTACATTGGTACAGATGGATATGTACGAGACGGATTTTTAGATAAGCAAAAAGAAAAAGCAATGAAAGTTTTAAATGGTGAAGCCCGTCCGAATGCTGTATTTCCTTTTATCTGTAAGCTTAATGATGAAAAAGAAGTTGATGATCTTGATAATTGGGAACTTGCAAATCCTATGTTATCAAAGCCATTAAGTGAATATGCTGAAGGGTTACTTGAAACGATAAAAGAAGAGTACGAGGATTTAGAGGATGATCCAAGTAACCGAGAAGAGTTTATGACAAAACGAATGAACTTGCCGGTTACAAATTTAGAACGATCTGTTGCGAAATGGTCAGAAATTCTTGCTACAAATCGTCCGTTTCCTGATTTATATGGTCAAGAATGTATTGGAGCGTTAGACTTTGCAAGTATGCGAGACTTTGCTGCATGTGGGCTTTTGTTTAGAAAAGATGGCAATTATATCTTTAAAACACATTCGTTTGTACGTAAGGAATTTGTTGATATTTACTATGGCTACTCAAAAAAAGCTGGTGAATATAAAAAGCAAAAATTTGCGCCAATTAAAGATTGGGAAGAACAAGGCTTGCTAACAGTTGTGGACGAACCAACTATAAATCCATCTCACATTGTAGATTGGTTTGTAGAGATGCGCGAGAGTTATGGACTTAAAAAGATTATAGGTGATAATTTCAGATTAGAAGCTATAAAACCACTGTTAATAGCAGAAGGTTTTGAAGTTGAAATTATAAGAAACCCTAAAGCAATTCATAGCTTATTGGCACCACGTATTGAAATGGCCTTTGCGAATAAACAAATTATCTTTGATGATAATCCTCTTATGCGTTGGTATACACAAAACGTATTGGTTGTTATCAAAAATGATGGTAACAAGATTTATGAGAAAAAAGAACCTGTGAGAAGGAAAACGGATGGATTCCAATGTTTTGTCCATGCTCTTTATCGAGCTGATGAGATACGTGAATCAACAGAGTTCCTAATAGGTGATATTAAATTCTAATAAAGGGGGTGATGACAATTGGATGGATCAGCGATGTATTAAACAAAAACAAAGAAATATCATTTATGTTTGATTTAGACATGTTCATTGATACAGCGAATAGGGTCCATATGAAGCGACTAGCGATTGATACATGTATATCTTTTTTAGGAAGAACAATTAGTCAATCAGAATTTAGAGTTAAAAATGGTGAAGAATTTGAAAAGAATGAACTTTACTATCGATTAAATGTTAGACCTAATAAGAATATGACAGCAAGTACCTTTTGGGAAAAGTATATTCACAAGCTTATTTATGATAATGAAGCTTTAATTATACAAGCTGATGACGGTGATCTACTTATTGCGGATGACTTTCAACATAATGAATATGCTGTTTTTGAAGACACTTTTACGAATGTTGTAGTAAAAGATTATGAGTTTAAGAGAAGTTTTAAACAGAGTGAAGTTATTCATTTGAGATATCGAAATGATAAGTTATCACCGCTTATTGATGGACTCTTTGCTGATTATGGCGATTTATTCGGAAGAATTTTAAGTTCTCAGAAACGAAAAAATCAAACTCGCGGTACTGTCGATATGGACATGATTGGTGCTAAAACACAAGAACAGGTAGATAAGTTGCAAAAGTTTATAGATGACATGTATCAAGCGATTGGTAAGAAAGATATCGCTATTGTTCCACAACAAAAAGGGATTGAGTACAAAGAAGTTTATAATGGTTCTGCTAATGGTCCTAGTGTGGAAGAAATTAATAAAGTAACAAATGGTTTCTTAAATCAAGTAGCGATGGCTATGGGAATTTCTACTGCTTTGTTATATGGCGAAATGGCTGATGTAGAGAAGCAAACGAAAAATTACATGCTATTTACAGTAAATCCATTACTCAAGAAACTTTCAGATGAAGCAAATATGAAATTCTTTGAAATGAATGAGTATCTTTCAGGTCAAAAGATTGAAATTAAAGCCGTTTCTTATCAAAGTATATTTGACCTTGCAACAAGTATAGATAAACTCATTTCTTCAAGTGCATTTACAGGAAATGAAATTAGATTAGAAGTAGGATATGAAGTTTCTGATGATCCTAACTTGAATACACATCATATTACGAAAAACTATACAAGATTAACTCCATCTGAAGGAGGTGAGAATACAAATGACGGTGAAAATTGATGTTAAAGGACCAATTATTTCAAATGATGAAGCTTGGATTTATGATTGGTTTGAAATGGATGCTGCAAGCCCAGGTAAAATTTCAAAAGAACTAACTAATGCCAATGGTGATGATTTAATCGTATCAATTAATAGTCCTGGTGGTTATGTACACGAAGGGTCAGAAATTTATACAGCATTAAAAAATTATCCTGGTAATGTGGAAGTTCAAATTGTTGGTTTGGCTGCAAGTGCGGCTTCTGTTATTGCGATGGCTGGTGATAAAGTCCGAATTTCACCTACAGCACAAATTATGATTCATAATGCTTCTATGTGGAATGGTGGCGATCATCGTGACATGGAAAAGGCGGCTGAGATGTTAAAAACAACAGATCGAGCAATTGTAAATGCCTATGTCATTAAAAGTGGTAAATCAGAAGAAGAACTACTTAATATGATGGCTGAAGAAACTTGGATGGGACCACAACAAGCATTAGAAAATAATTTTGTGGATGAAATCATGTTTATGGATAATCAGGTTAAAATGACGGCTTCAGCTTCTACTGCTGCCATGCTTCCGCAGAAAGTAATCGATGGCTTTAGAAATGGAACAATGAACAAAGGCCAAGGAATTACAAAAGAAGATTTAAATGCAGCATTATCAGGATTAAAAAACGAAATCCTGAATGATTTACAAACAAATACAAATCCAAAAGAGCCTATTCAAGAGCCTGTTAATACAAAACAGAATCTGAGTACGCTCTTTTTAACTTTGGGAGGAAAATAAAATATGGTGATTAAATTTAATAATTTTGAAGAGAAGAAACTAGCGTTTGCGAAAGCAACACAGGAAGGTACAGCAGAAGAACAATCAGTAGCATTAAACTCCATGATTGAAGCACTTGCTACAGATGTACGAGCTGATATTTTAAATCAAGTAAATGAATCAATGGTAGATCGTTCTATTATGCAGTCTCGTGGCGCTAATGTATTAACGAGCGAAGAAATGAAGTTCTTTAATGCAGTTGTGGAAGAAGGTGGATTTAAGTCTACTGAAACTTTACCTAAAACAACTCAAGAACGTATTTTTGATGACTTAGTTGAAGATCATCCTTTCTTACAGCATATCGGTCTTGAAAATCTAGGTGCAGTAACAGAATTTGTTTACGGAGATCCAGAAGGCGCAGCAGTATGGGGACCATTATTTGATGGTATTAAAGGTCAATTAAATGCTACATTCCGTAAAGATAGCATTTCCCAACTTAAATTAACAGCGTTTATTCCATTAGCAAATGACATGTTAAAACTTGGTCCAGTATGGGTAGAACGATATGTTCGCACAATGATTACAGAAGCGATGACAGTTGGATTAGAACGCGGATTTGTAGCTGGCACAGGTAAAAATGAGCCTATCGGTTTATTAAAAGATCCTAGTGGAAGTGTTACGAATGGAGTATATCCAGATAAAAAACCAGTTGGCACATTAACGTTTGAACCAGGTCGTAAAACAATTAATGAATTAAAGGGTGTAGTTAAATTACTAGCTAAAAAATTAAACGCTGATGGTTCAGATGCAGATAGACCGAAAAATATTGCTGGAAAAGTAGTTATGGTAACAAACCCATTTGATACTTTTGATATTCAAGCAAACGCGACAATTCAAAATGCAGCTGGAGTATATGTGACAAGCTTGCCATTTAATCCAATTCCTACGGAATCGGTGTTTGTACCACAAGGAAAAGTATTATTCTTTGTTAAAGGTCAGTATGTTGCAGCAATGGGTGGCACAGAGCCTATTAAAAAGTTCGAAGAAACTCTAGCATTAGAAGATGCAACAGTTTATATTGCTAAACAATTTGCTACAGGTAAGCCAAAAGATAAATATGCGTCTCAAGTTTATACATTGAAGATTGAAGAAACGCCAACTCCACCAGCACAAGGATGATGTGAATGGATACAGTAATTTCAGATGTAATATTACAGGAATTTAAAGAGAGGATGCACTTGGGTGATGATGAAGACGACAACCTAAAGCGCATCCTTTCTACGTCTAATAAGGCATTACTTAGGGTTTGTGGGAATTATGATTTAAATAAAGACGAGGAGTTCAAAGAATTAGTCTTTGAACGTTCTCGTTATGTCTATAACGATGCATTAGAGTATTTTGACAAGAATTTTTTAAGTCAGATTAATAGTTTAGGCATCGATAAAGCATTAGAAGAAATTAAGTTGGACGGTGATTAATATGCGTCCTTTTCAGTATAAAAAACCTTTAAATACAGGTGATTTTAGAAATCGAATTATCATTGAGCAACCTGTAGTAATAAAAGATGAATTAAATCAGCCAATTGAAACAGATTGGAAAGAAGTAAAAAAAGCTTGGGCGATGATAAAAACGGTGAAAGGGTCAGAATACATTGAAGCTTCAGCTTCGCAGGCCACACTGATTTATCGATTCGTGATTCCATACACTTCTGGTATTACAGAAGAAATGCGAATTAATATGAAAGGTCGTATCTTTGATATCATCGAACCGCCAATGAATGATGATGAAATGTATCAAACATTGACTATTATCGCAAAGGAGCATGTTTAGTATGAACGATTTTGCGAGTGAGCTTGCTAGAGAATTAAAAAGATATGCAAATGTTGTGGAAGAAAAGTTAGAAAATGAAATTGATGAAGTAGCAGATGTTGCTGTAAGTAAATTAAGGCAAAGTGGCCCTAAGAAAACAGGTGCTTATCGTAAAGGGTGGCGTAAGAAAAAAGAAGGTAATGGCGTTGTTCTTCATAATACAAAAGGACAACTAACACATCTTTTAGAAAATGGACATGCGAAGGTTGGTGGTGGTCGAGTACCAGGGGAAATTCATATCCGTCCAGTTGAAGAGTATGTAATTGATGAATTGCCAAGACGTATCGAAAGGGCGGTTCAACAATGATATTAGGTGAATTAACAAAAATTCTTGAAGCTACAGGTTATCCTGTGGCTTATTCGCATTTCACAGCAACGCCAACTAATCCAGTTCCAACACCGCCTTATATTTGTTTTCTTGTGGACGGCTCAGCCAATCTCATGGCTGATAACAAGGTCTATCACAAAATTAATGATTTAAATATAGAGCTTTATACAACTAGAAAAGATTTAGTTGCAGAAGCCAAGCTAGAACAAGTCCTAGACGATCATGATATTCCTTATGACTCGTATGGGACTTTTATTGAATCTGAGAAATTATTTCAAAAAATATATGAAACGAGGTTGATGTAAATGAATAAAGAAAATAAAGTTGCATTTGGTTTAAAGAACGTTTATTACGCACTTTATGACATTACGGATGGGGTCATTACATTTAAAACACCAATCCCAATTCCAGGTGCAGTTGAATTAACATTTGATCCACGCGGAGATTTAATTGAATTCTATGCTGATGACATGCTTTACTATGCAGCAAGTAATAACCAAGGTTATGATGGAACGCTATCTATTGCGACTATTCCAGAACAATTTGCTATCGATGCGTTAGGAGAACAGTTAGACGAAACAGACGGTGTATTAAATGAATTAGCTGATGCGAAGGGTAAACCATTTGCTTTATTGTTTGAGTTTGATGGTGATGTAAATGCAACGCGACACGTTATGTACAATAATTCAGCAAGCCGACCAACTATCGCATCTAAAACAAAAACAAATTCAGCTGAACCGAATACAAATGAACTTAAGTTTGTATCTAGTCCTATTGATATCAATGGAAAACGTATGGTTAAAACGAAAACAACTTCAAAAACAACAACAGCAATTTATAACGATTGGTACAAAAAAGTATATGTAAAAACACCAGAGCAAAAAGGAGCGTAAGTAAATGGAAAAGACAATCACAATTGATGGTAAACAGGTTCGATTAAAAGGTACAGCCGCAACAGTTAAACGTTATAAAGCGCAATTTAGACGTGATTTATTTGCTGATATGTTTGCTTTAGGAGCTATGGGTACGATCACTTCACCTGATAGCACAGAAGCAACTATTGATCTTTCAACTTTAGATTTTAATAAGGTTGATTTCGAGGTTATTTATGATCTTGTTTGGTTATATGCTAGAACGGCCGATCCAAGTATTCCAGATCCAATTACATGGTTAGATGGGTTTGATGAATTCCCTATCTATGAAATTATGCCGGAAATTAACGATCTGATTCAAATGACAATGGGAGCAAAAAAAAAATAAAGAAAAATAATGGAGAGCAAGGGACTTTCGGTGATGAAGAATTATCCACTGATACGTTTCTTGCTCTTTGTTATAAAGCGAAACTAACAAGTTGGGATTTAGAAGAAATGACTGTTGGTGATTGCTTTGATTATATTGCTGAATTTGCTGAAATGGAAAACCCAGATAAAGAAAAAGTAAGAAAAGCGAATCAAAAAGATTACGATTCTTTCTAAGAAATGAGGTGAAAATATGGCAGGGGGAAGAATTAAAGGGATTACTATCTCTATTGATGGAGAAACTACTGGTCTTCAAAATGCCTTAAAAGATGTAAATAAACAAAGTGATTCTTTGGCTAAAGAGTTAAAAGACGTTGAGCGTTTATTGAAGTTTGACCCGGGTAATGTTGAAGCACTTTCTCAAAAGCAAAAATTATTAACACAACAAATTGAGAATACAACAGAAAAACTAGATAAGTTAAAGGCTGCCGAACAACAAGTACAGGCCCAATTTCAAAACGGTAAGATTTCTGAAGAACAATATCGTGCGTTTAGGCGCGAAATTGAATTTACAGAAGGGTCACTTAATGGCTTAAAAAACAAACTTGGTAATATGAAAGCCGAACAGGAAAATGTAGCAAGTTCAACTAGGCAGTTAGAAACTTTATTCCACGCTACAGGAAAAAGCGTTGATGATTTTGCTAGTGCATTAGGTAATCGTCTTGTGAATGCAATTAAAAGTGGAACGGCTACAAGTAGACAGCTAGAACAAGCAATTGGAATTATCGGCCGAGAAGCATTAGGAACAGAAGCTGATATTGAGAAATTACAGAGAGCATTACGATCTGTGGATGCTGGAAACTCAATTCAACAAGTACAAAATGAATTAAGAGATTTACAGCAAGAAGCCAGAAGAACAGAGAAGAAGTTTGAAGGTCTAAAAATAGGATTAGAAAATGTTATCGGTGGAGTGGCAGCTGGTGGCGGAATAGCAACCGCAATTGAAAAAGCGATGGATATGTCAAAATTAAAAACAAAGATTGATATTACTTTTGATGTTCCTGAGTCCTCGAAAAAATCAGTAGAGGAAGCTATTAGGGGTGTCACTGCTTATGGAGTTGATGCTGAAGCATCTTTAGAGGGGGTGCGCAGGCAATGGGCTTTAAATAAAAATATTAGCGATGAAGCTAACGCATCTATAGTAAAAGGAGCAGCGGCAATTGCAGCATCTTATGAAGGTATAGATTTTACTGAATTAATTCAAGAAACATACGAAATAGGTAATGAGTTAGGGATAAATCAAGATAATGCTTTAGGCATGGTTGATGCTTTGCTGAAAATAGGATTTCCACCAGAGCAACTAGATATCATTGCCGAATACGGAAGTCAGCTGACTCGTGCAGGTTTTAAAGCTGAAGAAGTTCAGGCGATTATGGAAGCAGGCGTTGAAACTGGTAGTTGGAATATTGATAACTTATTAGATGGTCTGAAGGAAGGGCGAATTCAATTAGCTGAGTTTGCTCAAGGTGCAGATAAGGCATTAAAAGAAGCGCTAGATGGTTCTGGGATTGCCACAGAACAAATAGAAAAGTGGGGCGCAGCTGTCGCTAAAGGTGGAAGTGACGGTTCGAAAGCTATGGTGGAAGTAGCTAAAGCGATAGAAGGAATAGAAGACCCTGTTAAAAAGAATCAAGTAGGGGTTAAAGTTCTAGCCACTATGTTTGAAGACCAAGGGCAGAATTTAACTAACACTTTAATAAACGCTTCGGAAAAAACAGTAGACTTCCAGAAGAATCAGGATAAATTAAATGAATCTATAAAAAAAATGGATGCAAGCCCAGCGATTAAGTTCCAAAAGGCAATGCAAGATTTACAAGTTGCACTTCAACCAGTTCTTAGTGTAATAGCAGATGTTATTTCAAAAGTAGCTGAATGGATTTCAAATAACCCGAAATTGGCAGCCACATTAACAGCCGTCGCAATGGCTATTGGTGTAATCTCAGGTGCAATTATGGTACTTGCGCCTATAGTTGTAACGGTGATGAGCATATTCGGGGTTGGTGCGGCTGTAGCTTCTAGTATAGTTGCTATTGTCCCCATTATCATTGCCGCTATAGTTGCCTTAGGCGTTGCCATTTATAAAAATTGGGATTCTATTAAAAAATGGACGATTGAAACCTGGAATTCTATTAAAGAATATTTGATAGGACTTTGGGACGGTATCGTTCAATCATCTAGTGAAGCTTGGAATTCATTTTTAGAAACAATGCATGCATTCTTTGATCCAATAGGTCAGTTTTTTAGCGATTTATGGACAGGTATAGGTGAGATATGTAGTGGTGCATGGAATTCTATTGTTGAATTTTTCTCAGGAGCTTGGACTTCATTCACAGAAATGATGCATAGTTTCTTTAATCCGATAGGTGAATTCTTTAGTAGTTTATGGTCTGGAATTGTTGAAACGGCTTCCTCTTGGTGGTCTTCTTTAGTTACAACCGCATCCGAATTGTGGGGAGCACTAGTACAAGCTTGGCAAGGAACTTGGAATACCATTCTTACTGTTTTAGATCCAATTATTTCGTTTATGGCAACAGTTTTAGAAGCAGGTTGGCTATTTATTCAAGCAGGAGCGCAAATTGCATGGGCAGCTATAAGTCAATATATCATTCAACCGATCCAAGAAGCTTACAATTGGGTAAGTACACAAATTGGTGAATTGGTTACTTGGCTGGGTACACAATGGGAAATCGCAAAGGCTGCGGCACAAATTGGATGGGATTTATTTAAACAATATATCATTCAGCCAGTCCAAGAAACTTGGAACTTAGTAAAAGAGAAGTTTAGTGATTTAGTCTCTTGGCTTGGTTCACAGTGGGAAACAGCTAAATCTTATACACTAGCAGGCTGGAATTTAATAAAGCAGTATGTCATTCAACCAGTGCAAGACTTGTGGAATACAACGAAAGAAAAACTTGGAGATTTGGCAAATTGGATATCAGGAAATTGGGAAAAAATAAAATCCTATACACTTGCAGCTTGGAATTTAGTGAAGCAATATGTAGTTCAACCAGCTACAGAAGCTTATAACTCAGCTAAAGAAAAATTTGAGAGTTTGTATAATGCAGCGAGAGAAAAATTTGAAGCTGTAAAGAATGCCGCGCAAGAAAAGTTTGAAGCGGCGAAAAATTTTATTATGGATCCAATAAGGGATGCGGTTGAAGGAGTGAAGGGATTCATCGATAAAATCAAGGGATTCTTTGAAGGTTTAAAGTTGAAAATCCCAAAACCTGAAATGCCACCTCTTCCACACTTTAGCTTACAAACAAGTACGAAAAACGTTTTAGGTAAAGATATTACATTCCCATCAGGAATTGATATTGATTGGCGCGCAAAAGGTGGTATTTTCACTAAACCAACTATCTTTGGAATGAATGGCGGAAACTTGCAAGGCGCAGGAGAAGCGGGACGAGAAGCGGTGCTTCCACTAAATAAAAAGACACTTGGAGACATTGGTGCAGGAATCGTAGCAGCCATGCCGCGTGAACAATTTAGTATGCCAGGTAATATCAATCAGTTGATGAGCGACATGAGCCAAATGATGGCGAATTCCGCTAGTCAATTATCAGGATTAAAGACTGTCATGAGCGGTGTGTATGGAAGTATGTCAAATAGTAGACAAGCTATGACAAACAACGTATCAAATCAAGTGAGTAATTATTCGTCTGGATCATCTGGCGGCGGAGTAATTCCGATGCTTGGTGGTGATTTAGTTGTGGAAGTACCTGTTGTTTTAGAAGGTAGAGATGTAGCACGTGGTACTTATCGATATACAACCGAGTATCAAGATAGAGAAACAGCAAGAAACTCAGCCTTTTAGGCTAGAGTTTCTTTTATTTTATAAAGAAATGAGGTGTTAACATGAGTTCTTTTACATTTAACAATCAACGAAAAAACTTTGTTCAAATAGAAAAAGGATGGAAAAGACCAACATGGGCACCATTGAAACGGAATTTTCTAAGTGTTCCAGGATATCCAGGTGCAAGATTATTAAACACACAAACGGAAATGCGTGTTTTATCTATTCCTGTAGGTATTATAGTTCCTGATGGTTCTGATTTAGAAACATTAAAAGAAGAAATAGCGGCTTGGTTAATTACAGAAGAAGCTGTTGAATTAATCTTTGACGTAACTCCTGATAGAACTTATTTAGCTGTTATTGATGAAGGTTTTGATCCTGATGAATTTGTAACCCTTGGTAAAGGTACTTTAAAGTTTATTTGTTCAATGCCTTATAAATTAGGACCAACTCGAACAGTAGATTTTAAGTTGGAAAGCCGAGGGTTATTAGCAAACATTCAAAACAAAGGAAGTGTGGAATCTAATCCAATTATAGAAGTTGAAGTAACAAAGCCTTCCACATTTCTTGATGTATGGAATGGAGACAAATATTTTCGCATTGGATATCCGCTTAAAGCTGATCAAGTTCCTGTTGAAAGGAATCAGCGTGTATTGTGGGATGAAATGTCAACTACTGTGGGGTGGACAAATGTTCCTAAAACAGAAGATATGACGGGTGGAGGGAAGTTTAAAACAGATGGATATCGTTTTATGGCTGAATATCTGGGCGAACCTACAGTGAAAGGATGGCATGGTTGTATAGCCAAAAAGAATATTCCACAAGGGCCTTTGCAGGACTTTATCATGCAAGCCTATGTAGGTATTAATAGTTTTCACTGGGATCAAATGGGACGGGTTGAAATAGGATTGTTAGATGAAAACAGCGATTATGTAGCCCGTATATCTATGTCAGATGTTCAATGGGAAGCGGAGCAAAACAGTGGTTTCGCTAGTGTAGGAAACAGTAAAAAACCAGGTGGACAAGTTTTCATCAACGAGCATGGAGATCATCCGGATACTTGGACTAACTTCAGAGGTCGTTTATGGCTTGCTAGAACTGGGAACAGGTGGGAAGCATATATTTCTAAATTCATATTAGGTACGGAGATCGATGATGCTGAAAGGTTTGTTGTATGGATCGATGAAAATAACGCCAATATGAATAAAGTCACTCAAGTACAAATCAGTATTTCTCAATTCTCTAACAACATGTTTTGTTCGCAAATGTCTATTGATGATTTAAAAATATGGAAAGTCAATATGAATACACAAAATAATCCACCGTATATTTTCGATGTTGGAGATAAAGTAGCCATTGATACAGAGAGAAGTATTGTAACGATAAATGGTAAGAGCGCTATTAATCTAAAGGATATTTTTAGTGATTATCCTGTTGTTCAAAAAGGTTCGAATAAACTAGAAATCATGCCTTCAACTGTCGGAGCAGCAAAGGTAACGTATAGGGAGCGATTTAGATGAGAACACCAAGCGGAATTTTACATGTTGTTGATTTTAAAACAAGTCAAATCGTTTCCAATATACAACCAAAAGATTATTGGGATGATAAACGACATTGGGAGATAAAAAATAACATTGATACATTAGAGTTTAAAGTATTTGATAATACAGATCATGCAGCTACACTCATGCAGCAAAATTTAGTTTTAAAAGAGGTAAGGGATGGACGGATTGTTCCGTATGTCATTACTGAAACTGAAAAAAATTCAGACGATAGATCCATTATTGCTTATGCATCTGGTGAATGGATTCAACTTGCGAAAACTGGCATTATTAATCCGCAGAAGATTGAAGGTAAAACAGTCAATGAGTTTATTGATATGGCTCTTGTGGGTACGAAGTGGAAAAGAGGAAAAACAGAATATGCTGGCTTCCACACGATGACGATTGATGAATTTATAGATCCGTTGAGATTTTTAAAAGATATTGCTTCCTTGTTCGAATTAGAAATTCAATACCGTGCGGAAGTTGTAGGTTCTCAAATTGTTGGCCGTTATGTGGATATGGTGAAGAAGCGAGGACGTGATACTGGTAAAGAAGTAACTCTTGGTAAAGATTTGATGGGAATTAAACGTGTCGAAAACTCTCAAAACATCTGTACAGCCTTATTGGGGTTCGTAAAAAAAGAAGGTGGGGACTTTATAACCATCTCTAGTATTAATAATGGCGTTCCTTATCTCGTAGACAATGATGCATTTCAGCGATGGAATGAGCGTGGTCAACATAAATTTGGTTTTTATACTCCAGAAACAGAAGAAGATATAACACCACAACGCCTTTTGGCACTCATGAAAACAGAACTTGCAAAACGTGTAAATACATCTTATTCATATGATGTTCAAGCACAAAGTGTAGGGCGTGTATTTGGGCTAGCTCATGAGCTGATTAATGAAGGAGATACAATTCGAATTAAAGATACAGGGTTCACACCTAAATTGTATCTAGAAGCTCGTGTTATTGCCGGTGATGAATCATTTACTGATCCTACACAAGATAAATATGTGTTTGGAGACTATCGTGAGATTGTGAATGCTAATGAAGAATTAAGAAAAATGTACAACAGAATCCTTGCTACGTTAGGAAGCAAAGCTAACAAAGAATTATTAGATAAGTTAGAAGAACTAGTAAAAGGGAATGATCAAAAAACCGAAATTGCTCAGAAAGAATCAGAAGCAGCGAAACTGTTAGCTGAAAAAGTCCAAGAAAATCTTAAGAACTATCAAACTACTATTATTGAAAGCAAAAACCCGCCGACGACAGGATTAGAGCCTGGTAAAACACTTTGGCGTGATATCTCAAATGGTAAACCGGGTATCTTAAAAATCTGGAAAGGTACTGATTGGGAAGTACTCATACCTGACTATGGAAAAGATGTAAAAGATCTTGATGAACGAACAGCTGAGATACAGACATCTATGAAGGGATTAACAAGCGACGTTAAACAATTATCTATTACAACAACAGATCAAGGGAGACAAATATTTGAAGCTAACAATAAAATTGAACAGACTTCACAAAAGCTTGAAGCTAAAATCGATATTAAACAAGTTGAGGACTATATCGGTGGAATCGGACCAACTAATGAAATTAGAAACACTAGATTTACACAAGGAACGAAATATTGGGGATATTACACAGCAGATAAGTCTCCGTTGATTGTAGATAAAGATACAACATACCTGGGTGATTTTAGCTTAAAATTGTCTGTTTCTGGTCAAACAGCTCCTATTTATAACAGCTTTACATCTAATAGAATTCCAGTCACACCAGGTGAAGATGTTGTTGTTTCAGCATATTTTATGACTAAGAATATAGATGAGCATTACAATAAGAAAATTAGAATGGTTGCTGTGTTTTGGAAAAGTGATGGTACCCAGTTGAATGCTGGTACCAATGATTTCACTATAAAAAATGATACTTGGACAAGACAAGAATTTACAAAGGTAGCCCCACCAGAAGCCGCTCTTGTAGGTTTCAGAGCATACGTCATTCAAAACGGTACATTCTGGCTGGCACGCCCGATGCTGCAAAAAGGAACTAAAGCAAGTTCCTATATCGAAAATCCAAATGATATGGTCGATAAAGATAAAATCATGGAAGATCTGGCTGATAAAGTAGCAACTGAAAAATACGATAAGAAAGTTACAGAGTTAGAAAGAAGTATTACTGCAAATGCAGACGGTGTTTCGATTATCTCTAAAAAACACGAGACTTTTGTGAATGATACTTTTGATGCCTATGTCAAACAAACAGGATCTAAACTACAAGTGTTAGATGAAGGAATCCTTGCAGAAGTTAAAAAAGGTAATATCATCGCAGCTATTAACTTTTCATCGGAAAAATTAGTAATTGATGTTTCAAAGGTAAATATTAATGCCGATACAATGGTGAAGTGGTTAACAGCAAAAGGCATTGATACCAATATCATTAACGTTAATGGCGATAAAATTACCATTGATAAAAATGGTGTAACTGTTAAAATGCTAGATTTCCTATTCCAAGACGAATGGGGAACAAAAACAACAGCAGTATCAAGACGAAACTTAATAGCAGATTCTGATTTTTCTAGTGTTGGAAAGAAAAATATAGGAAATGCAGATTACTATGGGTTTGAAGGTGGATATGGTTTAACTTGGAAGTTGCAGGGCAATGTAGTGATAGAAAAAAATACATCTGTATTTGATTACGAACAAATGATTAATGCAGCAAGGGTAGATTTGTACAATTATCCAGAAGCAGTAGTTAATAATGGAATACATCCTGGAAATGAATATACGGTATCTGCTCATTTTAGAGCATCTATGATAAATGGTGTACGTAAAACAGCTAAACCACGATTACACGTATGTTTTGTGAAGTTTAAGGATAATGTGTCCTATGATATATGGAATGAGCAAAAAATGGACTTCCCTGAGCCAAGTGTATTTTATGGTGAAATTAGGAGGTATTCATTTACTTTCAAAGTGCCTACAAACTATAAACCACAAGAGCATGCGTTGATTATTAAAGTGTGTTCTGCAAATGGGCAAATAAGTGCAGGTACAGCGATTTGCGTATCAGGTGTGACACTATACAGTGGGAAATATGCATCTATGTATAACTGGGATCGAGCAGCAGCAGAAAGAGCCGCTGGTATTCAGCCATTTAATAGTATTTCAGTAGGCGGTGTAAATAACAACATAGGTCCGGCACCCGATGGTCAAACGTTTGATATATCTACAGAAAATGAGGTTAAGTTCTTTAGGAATATACGAGCGGTACAGGGCGTTAACCTTGGTGGAAATGCATTTCAAGGTTGGGGGCATATCCGTTTTACAGACGGAAGTCGCGGCGTCGGTTTTTACGTCAATACCGCGAATGGTTGGCAATTTAATGCACTTGGATAGAAAGGGGAAAGAAAAAGTGAATCAATCTAATATTCCTATGATGCCTTTACAAGAAGGTGACGCATTTCCCTTTATGGGAAGATTGGTAGATGCAGAACGAACAGAAACAGGAATTTTTGTTCAAATACCTATGGATATGTTAAATAATGCAGGAATTCAAAAAGGTATTAGTAAGGTTGAAGTATGGAGGGAGATGGATGGAACAATAAAGTTTCGAATTGCTACGTTGTGTGAAATATGTAAACGTGGAGCACGTCTATATGAATTGGATATGGGATTTGCGAAAAAGAATATTTGTGCAGATGATTACAAAACAATAACAGGTGATTATCCACCGCAAGAAACTCAAACAACTGAAAACGCAACACAAATGGAGCAGCCATAAGCTGGTCTTTTTTTATTACCTAAAGGAGATGGAAAGATGGATCGTATTGATGTATTAATGAAAACATTTATAGCTACGTTTGGTGGCTTCTGTGGGTATTTCTTAGGAGGATGGGATGCAACATTGAAAATTTTAGTGACGCTGGCAGTTATAGATTATTTAACTGGCATGATAGCAGCAGGATATAACGGAGAATTAAAAAGTAAAGTTGGTTTCAAAGGCATCGCCAAAAAGGTGGTGCTTTTTCTTTTGGTTGGAGTGGCAGCGCAATTAGATACAGCGTTTGGAAGCAACAGTGCTATCCGTGAAGCAACAATCTTTTTCTTCATGGGTAATGAATTGTTATCACTTTTAGAAAACGCTGGACGTATGGGAATCCCACTTCCACAAGCTTTGACAAACGCGGTTGAAATTTTAGGTGGTAAACAAAAACAAGAAGATAAAAAGGGAGATGTTCAATAATGAAAAAACATATTATCGATATTTCAAAATGGAATGACAGTATTAATTGGGATGTATTAGCTCCTCAAGTTAGTTTAGCGATTTGCCGTGTTCAATATGGATCAGATACAGTAGATGGATTATATAAGCAACATGTAGCACAATTAGAGAAACGTGGCATTCCACATGCTGCCTATGCGTATGGATGCTATGTTTCTGTTAATGATGCAATTGTGGAAGCGAACGATTTTATGAAAAGAACAAATTCGAATGCTAAATTCTTAGTGCTAGATTGTGAGGATGATACATTAAAAAGTTGTGGCCCCGACAATCTAGCAGCCGCTTCTCAAGCTTTTATTGATACATGTAAAGCGGCAGGTTGGAAAGTTGGATTTTATGTATCACATCATATGTACAATCAATATGGTTTAAATAAGGTGAAAGCAGACTTTTTATGGATTCCTCGTTATGGAAGTAATAAACCTGCCTATGCGTGTGATTTATGGCAATATGCAGACGGAGAAACAGGCGGTTGGCTTGATGGTGTAGGAAAAGTTGACTTAAATGTTCTAAATGGAGACAAGCCATTATCTTGGTTTATTGGTGGTAATGAACTAAATCCAATTAATCCAATTGATCCAATTCAGCCTATTCAAAAAGAGGGAATTGGACATGCAACATCGAAATACGATGATGGTTATGGTGTGAATCTATATGAAAATCCTGCTGATCCTATTTTTGCTGGACGTATCACACAAAAAATCCCTTACTTAATCCAGAAAGGATACTGGGGTGGTGGAGAAAAAGACATGATCTGCCTTGGGAATGAAAAGCAGTGGGCTTACCTAAAACATTTTGATGTGAAATGGTTCTATGCGCATTCTAAATATCCTGTAGGTTGGGGGATTGCAGTTCATAGTGAGCCAGAATGTATTAACCATGTTGGAAATATTGACGGTTCTACTCCTTATCGTATTTGGGGAAGAGTTGGCGACGCAATAGATATTGGTGGTAATCGTTGGATTCGTGAGGAACATGTAATTATTAAATAATAGGTGGTTTCAAAAGTACACAACAACAAAGGTAAAACATACTATGTAACTGCTAGCGAAGCATATGTATTTATGAAGTGAAAATCCGGCTCTTGTGAGTCGGATTTTCTTTTTTACATTTAAGATAAAATTACCTTTCTTAAATATAAAATTATGAATAGATAGGAATTAATTCTTGTTTAAAATCTTCATACATCTCAAAGGCAATTTTCATGATTTCTTTTAGTTCTTCATAACTGTGGAAATATAGTACTGGTACTTTTTCAATGTCATTTGATAACAATCGTATAAATATATCCCATGGATCTCCGGCTCTAACTTCACCATTATGACATGCTTCCCAAATCAATTCAGCAACACCATATTTTAAGCTGATGTTGAATCTAAAAGCATAGATATCTTTGTTTTTTACTTCTCCTACAATAAAAAAGTCTTCTTTTTTCATATAACGAGCTTTATAGCCAAGAGACTCGAATACCTCAATAGCTTTTTCATTTTCATAGTTTTCAAATGTATTTTCTCTATCTGAAAATTTTTCTGCTAATGCTTTATATCTTTCTACAAAGTCAATTTTCTCAAGTACCTCTTTTATTTCAAGTTCTAAATCATATGCCATCAATTATTCCTCCCTAAATCTAATATTAATATCATATTTTTCTTTTGCTAATTTTATATATTCCTCTATTCGTTCAAAATTTTTATTAGATGCTGGCACCTCTAAAATATAGTCTCCGTTAAGTTTTAGGACATCTAACTCAGGATACTGATTTGATCTTATTATCATTATTCCCTACCCAAAAACCCCCATGATTTTCCCCTTTCTTTTTAAATTATTATGTATATCTTCATTTATGTAGGTACCTTAACATATTATCATTTTTATTGGAATGAATATTCTGAAAGTTATTTATCAACCACACTCGAAGAAGGGATTTTATTGTTATTTTGTGGAATTATGATAATCATAGATAGAAACGAGGAGGATGGGGTAGCTATGAGCACACCTGTAGTAACTAAAGAACAAATTAAAAATTCGTTAGATATTTGGTATCAATTTATGTTAAACCAAGATTTTGTGCAATCAAAAATATTAAAAGAAGAAATCGAATCGAAAATAAGTCATATCGAAGAAGAGCAAAAAATATTATTTTATTATTCATTATTAGATTTTAGATATAAAGTATTAAGCGATAGTATGAATATTTCACATGATGAATTTGCTGAAATTGACTCAATTGTTTCGTTAAGATTGTAAAGAAGTGTACTTAAGCCAACGTGGCAGTTTAGTTGAAAAAATATTATAATATTATTAAAATTTAAGAAATGAATGAATTTACTTTTAGCAAAGTTTTGCAGTTAGCTATATAAAAAGCCACAAGAGCACTAAATTCTTGTGGCTTCACTTTTACTATTCATGTTAAAAGTCTAAATCTTTTTCATTACCATCATAATCTACTAGTAATGAACCTTCGTTTAAGGTATCCATTAACCATTCCACCAAACCATTCCATGACCTAGAAACGCTGTGAGTCTCCCTATCCCATTGTATTACCGTTGCATCATATCCATTGCTTGATTCTAAGTCTATACAAATGGAATCACCATAGTTTAAATCTGCGATGATTAAATACGTGTCTGGCATCTTTGTCGGTCTTCGTTCTTTTTTAAACGAATCATTTAGATAGGAGCCACCACGCTGTTTTTGGCCCCGAGCAGCTGTATGAATTTCTGATAGGACTGTTCCAGGTATAAATAATTCTCCACCATTACACACTTGAAGAAAATCTTTATATATATCAGGAATTTGAATGTTAAGTTCATTTTGAAGGCTTGTTATATCTTCTAAACTAATTCCATTATTTAGGGTGTTAATACCATCTGCATATTTATTAACTTCCTCAAAAAATGGTTGTAAATGATTGTTTTTTGAATAATATTTTCTTAGCATAAAACCATCTCCCTCTATTCATTTTTCCAAGGCACAACGTCTCAAAATTCATTTATACTATCATTCTTAGGGTATAGTAGCGATTTGTAGGATTATGATGATTTCCACGAGGGGCATCAAGATGTTCGTTCATATCCATTTTATAAGAAAACTATACTAATTTAAGGATGAAATTGTAAATATTATATCCTCATAAATTCATAATCAAAGAGGTATTTGTCCATTAAATTATTTGCGCTACAGATGAATGCACTACAAAATAATATTAACGAAGGAGGGGGAGAAGGACATACAATTTAGGTATAATCACTTGCAATTAATATTCGTATTTGTAAAGACAAATGAGTAGAGGAGATTGGCGAAAAAAGAATTAATAGGTGGACAATCTAAGTCTACGTGAAGATAAATTTGAAGCATTGACTGATTTAGAAGAAGGTACGCTTGCTACATTTAGAAATGGTAGTTCTAATGTTGCATTAGCATTGGAAATAAATGCTGATATTAGATCGGATAAAACAGTATAAAGTTTAGATAAACGAAGAAATCCGGCTCTTGTGAGTCGGATTTTTCTTAGTTTAATTCTATTAAAATATTATAATTGTTAATTGAAATGTAGTTATTTTTAGCAAAGTTTTGCAGTTAGCTATTTAAAAGTGTAAGTATATCTCCTTTAAATATAGCAGCTATTTCCGCTTCCTCTAATGAATCTCCCCATCTAAAAACTATATCATCTTTTGGGCAGAGATGAATGGAAAGGTTAAAATAATCTATTTCATCTTTCCATTGGTTATATTCATTAAATGCTTTTCCAAAGATTCTTCTAACATTTTCTTCCACAAGTATATCACTATTTTTACTTGCAATGATTGTAAATCTTTTAGGATTACTAGAAACTATTTCAATGGCAGCTGGAAGTTTCTCGAGACGAAACTCTGCAATACTTGAGTAGAAAGCTATTCCTCCAACTTCCATTTCAACTTCTGGACCCTTATTAAATCCCTCAAGTTTCCATTTGGTTTGAAGAGCCTTCCATACCTTTCGGTATTTTTCAATCTTAGAGTTTTTGTCATTGATTTCAATAGCTGCAAGCAAGTAGAATTTGTAGACATTAGTTAAATCATGTTTCATAAATACTTGCTTGATTTCAGTGCCACATACTTCTTTGAATTGATTTTTTTCATCTGGGCTAAATAACATGGAGCCATTAACACTGAATAAACTTAAATTTGGTAAATTATCGACTCTTTTGATTGCTTCATCCTTACTAAACCATTTGTAGTATGAGAATGCATCTTCTTCTACTTCATTCCAACACTTCATTTTACCACCTCAATTTTAATAGTCATAATGATTCCCATATCCATATTGAAAGTGTAAGTGTTGGAACAGCTAATAGAAAAGTAATAACTAAAATAACAATATCTACTTTAGGAGTTACTCGTTTTAAAACTAAACGTTTCCCAGGTGCAGCTTGAGCTTGCTCTAATTGCTCCATACGTTGTAACGAAGCAATAGTATCGTAACTCAT